CGTCGGTGTGGTTTTCTTGCTTTGCCTATCGATGAAATGGTAGGAGCACATATAGATGAAGGAACCTACTATCAAGATAAGGATAGATATCATTTATCCATACAAGGACAGTATCAGTACTTTGTAGGAAATGAAAGTATTATAGTTGACCCAGGTACATTAATGTGGTTTAATAATAAGATACCACATGGTACTGTGAATCTGGGTGATGAGACCAGAATAACCTTTGTTTTTGATGTGCCACATGGAAACAGTTGAATTTTTAATTTTAAGAAATCTTCTTTATAATGAAGAGTATGTCCGAAAGGTTATACCTTTTATTAAATCAGATTACTTTGAAGATATAAATCAGAAGATTGTCTTTGAGGAGATAATAAAATTCGTAGAGCAATATAATAAACCAGCAACTAAAGAAGTTCTTTGTATTGAAGCAGAAAAGAGGCAGGATATTACGGATGAGTCTTTTAAAGAAATCACTCAGTTAATTAGTTCTTTAGAAGAAAATGATACAGAGTTTGAATGGTTAGTTAACACAACTGAGAAATGGTGTAGAGATAGAGCTATATACTTAGCGTTAATGGAATCCATTCATATTGCGGATGGGAAGGATGAAAAGAAAAATAGAGATAGTATTCCTACAATTTTATCTGATGCATTAGGAGTTAGTTTTGATACTAATGTAGGACATGACTATCTAAACGATTATGAAGAAAGGTATGACTCGTACCACAGGAAAGAAGATAAGATCCCGTTCGACCTTGAATACTTTGACAAGATTACAAAAGGAGGTCTTCCGAATAAAACTCTCAACATTGCTCTTGCTGGCACAGGGGTTGGAAAGTCTTTATTTATGTGCCATGTGGCTAGCAGTGTCCTCCTCCAGGGAAAGAACGTCCTCTACATCACTCTCGAAATGGCAGAGGAAAAGATTGCGGAGAGGATCGATGCTAATTTACTTAATGTCAATATTCAGGATATAACAGATCTTCCAAAACAGATGTTTGATAGTAAGGTAAATAATATTGCACAGAAGACTCAAGGTACTCTGATTATCAAAGAGTATCCTACTGCTTCTGCACACTCAGGACATTTTAGATCTCTTCTTAATGAATTAGCACTTAAGAAATCTTTTAAACCTGATATCATATTCATCGATTATCTTAACATCTGTGCTAGTTCACGATATCGTCAAAACCCCTCTGTCAATTCCTACTCGTACATCAAAGCGATCGCAGAAGAACTACGGGGTCTCGCAGTTGAGACGAACCTTCCGATTGTATCTGCCACTCAAACTACTCGTAGCGGCTTTGCTAGTAGCGATGTGGACCTTACTGACACCTCTGAGTCTTTTGGACTCCCTGCTACTGCTGACCTTATGTTTGCCCTTATTTCTACGGAAGAGTTGGAAGGGTTAAATCAAATAATGGTAAAGCAGTTGAAGAATAGGTATAACGATCCTACCATCTTCAAGAGATTTGTTGTGGGTATTGATAGGGCAAAGATGAGATTATATGATTGTGAGCAAAGTGCTCAAGAAGATATTGTTGATAGTGGACAAGAAGAAAATACCTTTAAAGAGAGACCAAAGAAATCTTTTTCTGAATTTAAATTCTAATGACAATTTGGCAAAACTACATTAGTACCTATAGGTCAATGTTACCCTGTAAGATTGAGAACCTATGGGCATCATGGCAAGGTAAGGGAACTGTTTTGAATGCTATAGATCATTCTCATCCACACTTACTTAAGTCGAGGCAGGTTGATATCTCTGATGGTAAGAATGTTGACATCTTTAATTGTATAGCATATCCAAAGACAGGTAGTAACCTTCCTTGTTTTGGTATGGACTTGATGAAGTTCTCTCCTAAGAAAATTATTATAGTATTTGACTTCCAACATCCTGTAGAGAATTATTTGTTTGAAGTTGAAGGATTGCCAATAGGAAGAGGGGATTATAGATTTTTTGAGCCAGGTAATCATTTCTCAAAGAACATTTATATAAAGTATGTTAATGAATATGAGGTTGATGCACATCTTCCTATGTTTGAAAAATACTTGACTAAGTACATAGATATGTTAGAATTGGAGAAACCAACTGGAACTGATACCAGTTTTTATAATGACTTTGATGCTTACATGACTAAACTAGATCCAGTAGGAGGATTTCTTGCTGGTAAGTTTGGAAAAGAAAAAGCAGATAGTCTAGTAAATGATTTTTTATTTTCTTATAAATGACTAAACAAGTTGATACCGAAAAGTACCTTGAGTTTGTAGAAGGTGTTACTAGTGATGAGAGTTTAAATTATGCTGCTCTTTTGAGTAGATTGAATAATTTAGAATTAGAAGCTGATTGTAATGTTCCACAATTACTTACTGCTGCACTTGGATTGACTGCTGAGTCGGGTGAGTTTACTGAGGTAGTAAAGAAAATTATCCTACAGGGCAAACCATATAATGAAGATAATGTCTTTCATATGAAGAGAGAACTTGGAGATATTTGTTGGTATATTGCACAAGCTTGTATGGCACTAGATACTACGTTCGATGAAGTAATTGAAATGAATGTAGAGAAGTTAAAGAAAAGATATCCAGGTGGAGAGTTTGATGTTCATCATTCAGAAAATCGTGTAGAAGGTGACGTATGACTGACGAATACAAACCTCTTATTGTAGAGGGTGAAAAGGTAGGTGATTATGATGACACCACAATTGCTTTTGATAAATGGTGTATGGCAACTGTAGAGTTGTGGACATCTCCTAAAGAGTTTGATGCTTATCAATATGACTATGAGGCATTTTCTGAGTTCTATAAACCAGAGAATGATGACTATAAGTATGTTGATTGTGAAGATGAAGAGTTTACACCAGGAATGAATGGTATTGAGAGTAGAGATATTGAGAAGTGGTTATTAGAATTTGTGAACAAGAATGATTGGATTAAGGATGAGTTTTATTTTATTGCACATTGGAGAAGGTATGCAATTTATAAGAAAGAAGTTTATGATGATGAAACTTATTGGAATGTAGAGGATATGGGTGAGTCATCCCCTGACAGATATTGTTACAAGAATGGTAAGATAGAAGAAGGATGGTCAACTCCTATGGAGGATGAGGAATGAGTAGAATAGAATTGCATGAAGGATTCTTTTACCCAGATGAAAAGAAATACTGCTTCATGAAAAGGTCAGCAGCCGATGTCCACATATCTGATGATAATGGTGGAGATTACATTACTTACACTCCAGGATTTGGAGACTTTAAAGATGTGGGATTAGAGGAATATCTTATCAAGCATGTCAAAGATAATAAGTTGAGTTGGTGTGATGTTGAGGTTGATTGGTTAAGACATTGCCATTATAAAATGGATCCAGAGACAAAGGAACTTGGAGAGTTCTTAGAGTCATCAGGATGTGAATGTGAATGGTGGGAGTGGAATTCAGAAACGCAAGAGTTTCAGGATGCACCCGATGAAGAGGAAAATGAAGAGGAGGAAGAAGAATGAATTACGCATTATTAAGTGTTTCAAATAAAGTAGGTATTGTTGATTTCGCAAGATCTCTAGTTGATTATGGTTACACTCTTATTTCTAGTGGTGGAACACATTCTGTAATAGCAGCAGAAGGAATACCTGTAACTAGGGTATCTGATTATACTGGTTCACCTGAGATACTTAACGGAAGAGTAAAGACATTACATCCAAAGATTCATGGTGGTATTCTTGCTCAACGTGGCAATCCTGTACATGATATGGATCGTAATGCAAATAGTATTGGATTGATTGATATTGTTGCAGTAAACCTATATCCATTTAAAGAGACAGTTGCTAAACCAGATGTAACTCTTGCAGATGCAATTGAGAATATTGATATAGGTGGTCCTAGTATGGTAAGATCAGCAGCAAAGAATTATAGGGATGTTGCTGTAATGACTAATCCACATCAGTATGGGATTTATATGGATTCAATAAAGGGTAATATATCAATCAAACCTGAAACTCTAAGAAAGCAATTTATGTTAGAAGCATTCAAACATACTGCTGAATATGATACTACTATTAGTAATTGGATGGCAGAAAGAGATCTATAAATACTCCTAGATAATGGTGTTTATTATGGCATTACATATGAGAGATCAATTAATTAGAGCAGTATCAGCACATGCTACTGGTGAAATAGAAAAGCACAAAGCTAATGTTGAAGTTTATCTTGAGCATCCAGCAGGTATCGGAGAACACTCTGATATAACAGAGGCAATAGGAGTTGAGTTAGATAAAATTGCACGTTATCATGATCAATTAGAGGTGATTAACCACTACTTTAAAAAGAGATGAGAACGTATAGTCAGTTTCTAGAAGACTTAGATTCAAGAAGAGTTGCACTTGCTCAGAGAAAGAAGCAACAGATGGCAAGAATACAGCAACAGAATTCTCAAACAGTAGCTGATGCTGGAGAGAGACTTTCTTCCGCTAAAGAAAGGCTTTCTTCTGATTCAGGTGAGATGAAGAGGAAGAAAGATGAAGCAAAGGAGAAAAGAGCAGCAGCACAAGCAGCAAGAGATGAAGCAGAGGCAGAGAGAGATAAGAAACAAGCAATGAAGGATGAGATCCGTCAGGAGTTAGAGCAAGAGAAAGAAGAGAAACGTAAGGCACAAGAAAGAAAACGTATGGAGAAAGAAAAGAATCAGGAGAAAGAAAGAACGGAGGGATAAGTGGCTAAGAAAAGGTCTCCATCAATTACAGGCACAACTATGACCACCATGCAGGAATTGGCATCTGCATGGATATTTAAAAGAGCCATTCAGGACAATCAAAGATTTCTAAGGGCGGAAGATATTAGGACAGGAAATCCTAAAGATAAAGGTAAAACTTATAATGAACTTTTAAAGATTTGGAAAGAGACTAGTAAGGGGAAGATTAAAACTACAGAAATGGCAGAACTTCATTTAGAGGAGAATGGATGGTTAGATAATTTCTATAAACAAAGTGGAAGATTATTAAGAGAGGTTGGTAATACTAAATTTACTGTGTTTACTCGTGGAAAAACTTCTGGATATACTTCTGATTGGTATGACCAAGGTGAAACTTTTATGGACTGGATTGCAGGATATGTAGCCAAAGAATTTAAAATTCAAAGAAAAGATAATTGGAATCCTGCTGATGTCTGGTTAATAAAGGATGAAAAAAAATGGAAAAATGTAATAATAAAAGCTACTAAAACAAAAAGTAAGGCTAAAGGATCTTCTAAAGCACAATTGATGCAATTAAATCAAATAATGAGGATCCTTTTTAGGAATAAACATATCATGGGAATTTCTTTAAAAAAGATTTCTGGGATGGAGGCTAAGTGGAAAGAAGTTAATGTTACAAATAAATTCTTTAAGAATATAGAATCTATTGAAATGGAATTTGAGAGTGGAAAATGTAAGTTTGGACCTGGTGTAGTAACTGAATCTCAAGAAGAAAGAGGAAGAAGAAAATTAAAGCTACCAACTAAAGCAGGTTCCTTTTCTTTAGAAACACAAGAGACTATGATTACTCTTGATGATCCTGCAAATAATGGTGGATTTGAAATACAGATTAAGGCTAATGATAATAGTAAATTTGATAATTTAAAGTATGAACCAAAGGATTTAAAAAACAAATCTGCTAGGTTGGGTAAAGCTACAACTGCATTTGTTGATGATCTTATGAAGGCATATGGTAAAGGAAGGTTTATTTGGAAAAGGAGTTGGAAAGATTATCCTCAAAATCAAACTGCGTTTAATGAGAGGGAGCAAAAAAAGTATCAAGGAATGATTCAAGAATTAAAGGGTGATGGTATTGATATAGGAAATGTAACTCCTTTAGAAGCTGTTATTAATATTAGGGAAACTTTTAAACGATCCTCTCAACCACAAACTGCTAATAGTAAATTGATGCAGATTACTTGGTTGTATAATGTAATGTCACTTCCAACTAAAGAAAGAAATGGTTTGCTTACTGATATGATATATCTTGCAGAGAAAGCTGGTCGTGGATATGGACCATATGGAAAACTGTACTAAAGAAAAACACTAAATATAGTTATGAAGAATCTTTTCCAATTTTTAGCAGAAGCAGGGACATCGAGAGCTTCTGAGCAAGCTGCTAAGTTAAACCTAAAAAGTGACGGACACGGTGGTTGGATCGACTCCCGTGGAAGTATGGTGGCAACTACTGAAGGTGGTAAGTTAGTTTTTCTGAAGAAGAAGCAACCACAGAATGTAGATCCAGTTCAGAAAGTAGCAAGAAAACGTGCTGCTGATGATCAAGCAAAAGCAGCTTTACAGAAGAAACCAGAGGAAAAGAAGGCAAAGGCAGGTGAAGAAGAAGGAGAAGGTGGTGGAAGTGCAGAAGGAGAAACATTAACAACAGCATTTGGTAGGTTCAATCCACCAACTGTAGGACATGAAAAGTTATTAGGAGCAGCAAGAAAGGCAGCAGCAGGTGGAGCACTCAAGATTTATCCATCAAGATCACAGGATGCAAAGAAAAATCCTCTTGATCCTGACATGAAGATCTCTTATATGAAGAAGATGTTCCCTGACTATGAAGAGGAGATTGTTAATGACTCAGAGATGAAAACTATCTTTGATGTACTTACAACTGCTGCAGAAGATGGTTATAAGAATGTAAATATCATCGTTGGAGCAGATAGACAGTCAGAATTTGAGAACTTAGCAACAAAATACAACGGTGAACTCTATGATTTTGATCAAATAAGAGTTATTTCTGCTGGTGTAAGGGATTCTGATGCAGAAGGTGTAGAGGGAATGTCTGCATCTAAGCTTAGAAAGGCAGTAATGGATGATGATATGGATACCTTTAAGAAGGGAACTCCAAAAGGATTGAAAGGTGCTGATGTTCAGGCGATGTTTGATGCTGTTCGTACTGGCATGAAGCAAAAGAAAAAGAAAGTAGAAGAGTCATATGAGTTGTGGGAGATTGCACCAAAATATGATCCAAGAGGTCTTCGTGAGCAGTATGTTAATAAAAAAATCTTTAATATTGGTGATATTGTAGAGAGTTTGAACACAGGATTGGTTGGTAGGATCATTCGTAGAGGTGCAAATCATCTTATTTGTCTTACACAAGAAGAAAATATGTTTAAATCTTGGGTAAAAGATGTGATGGAGTATACTGAAGTTAGGATGAGTGGTAAAATGAGGGATAAAAATCATCCAAATACCCTTGTTGGAACGACTGGATACCTTAAAAATGCTATGGCAGCTACAGGAACTAAGAAGATTAAGAACTTTGATATAAAAGAATTCCTAAATAAGTATAGAAAAAAATAGTTTCTTACGATGTCTAACAATCAGTTGAACGATATTTCAAAAACATATTTGGAAGCAGTCTATGGTGGGAAGAAGAAAGAAGCACCTAAAGATGATCGTTTAGTAGTAAC